AAACATTAATGGACACTGTAACTTTTATTAGGTTAATTAGAAAACATGAAGAATCGCCTGAGTTAGCAGATATAATGTTTAACGTAAAATCTTTCCAAAAACAGTTTGACCCGTATTTTACATTTTATGTTTCTAGATGGTAAATAAAATACTTTGATAAAACCTCAATTAATTAAGAAAAATACAAACTACAAACAAGGTAGATTTAGACCACTAAATCCATCAAAATATAAAGGAACTCTTCCTATTGTATATAGATCTAAAATGGAACTTAATGCAATGAGAATGTTAGATAACAATTCAAATGTATTAACATGGGGTTCTGAGTCTGTTGTTATTCCTTATATTTCTCCATTAGACAACAAAATTCATAGATATTTTGTTGATATGGTTGCTCTTATAAAACAAAAAGACGGAACCACAAGAAAGGTGTTAATAGAAGTAAAACCATTTAAACAAACAAAGCCACCAGTTGCATCAATTAAGAAATCACAAAAGACTGTTGTATATGAAAATGTTCAATATGCAATGAATATGTCTAAGTTTGATGCAGCAAAAAAATGGTGTGAAAAAAATAATTTTTTATTTTTAATACTAACTGAGAATGAAATTACACTTAATTAGTGTAAATAATAATATAATATAATATGCAGAATAACGCTTATCGGCTTTTAGTTGAAGAACCAACATACGAAGTTCAATACTTGGTTGAAGAAAAAAATAGAAATTCTCCATCAAATTTGTTTATTCATGGACCATTTTTAATGGCGAATGAAGCTAACAAGAACAAAAGAATTTATCCATTAGAAGAAATGGTTAAAGAGGTCGATAGGTATTCACAAGAAATGATTTTAGGAAAAAGGTCTACAGGAGAACTAAACCACCCTTCCTCACCAGAAATTAATCTAGAAAGAATTTGTCATATGGTGACAGAATTAAAACAAAACGGAAATATCTTTGAGGGTAAATCCAGAATTCTTTCTACTCCAATGGGACAAATTGTTAGATCACTTATTCTTGATGGTGTTAAATTAGGTGTTTCTTCTAGAGCACTAGGAAGACTTGATTCAGATGGTCAATACAATAAAGTTTCAGACTTTAGACTTGTTGCTGTTGATGTTGTTGCTGATCCATCTGTTCCTACTGCTTTTGTTAATGGTATTCTTGAATCAAAACAATGGATATTAACAGAAAATGGAAATTTTGAACCATTGTTTGAAAGATTTGAAAAGAATATTGGCAATCTTCCAAGAAACAATAAAGACCAATATTTGAAAGAACAAGTAATTGCTTTCATTAATGCACTCAAAAGTTTGTAAATAAATATATGAAGATCGCTATTTCAAAATTCATTACACATATTTGTGAAAAAAATTATTCACAAGCAGATTCTCTTTTACAGAAAATTCTTACTGAAAAGGTAAAACAAAAAATTAAAAAAATTGCAAAAGACAAGGGTTATTGTTGCGATGATTGCAATAAAAAGAAAAAACATTGCAGTGATTGTAAAAAAAATAACAAAACTGTATCAAAGAAAGGTAAATAAAATTATATAACTTATGGATATTTCATCGATTCTCAAAAATTTGGATCAAAACGTTCTTAATGAAGAAACGGCATCCGCAATTGCAGAAGCTTTCAACAAAGCGGTAACTGAAAAGACACAAACAAAAGTTTCCTTACAATTAGAATCTGCTCTTTTGAAACAAGATGAAGAACACGCAGAAAAACTTCAGAATTTAATTGAAGCATTGGATCTTGATCATACCAACAAGTTAAAACAAGTAGTCGAAGCAATCAACGAAAACCATACAACAAAACTTGAAGAAGTTATAGACCTTTATAAAACTTCTTTAAATGAAAAAGCTGAAAAATTTAGCAATAATTTAATTAATCAAATTAGCAATTATTTAGATATTTATTTAGAAAAACAAATGCCAGTTCAACAATTAGAAGAAGCCGTTGCAAATACACACGCAAAGACTCAATTGGAAAAAATCAAGAATATGCTTAATCTTGATCCTGAACAATTAAATGAAAATGTCAAACAAGTTCTTAAAAAGGGAAATACTCAGATTAATGAACTTCAAGAAAAATTAAATGAATCTTATAACGAGAATGCAAAACTTTCTACACTTGTAGAACAGTCAAAATCATCACTCATCCTTGAACGAAAAACAAAAGGAATGGGTTCATCTAAAAAACAATATTTAACAAAAATTTTATGTGACAAGTCTCCAAAATATATTGAAGAAAATTTCAATTATGTTGTTGACATGTTCGAGAAAGACGAAAATGAAGAAAGAACAGTTCTTGCTGAACAAGCAAGAACAAAATCTATATCAAAAGATGCAAAAGTTCCTTCATTAGTAGTTGAATCTGTAAAACCAAATTTACAGGACTATAATCCCGTAACTGATTACTTGACAGAACTCAAACGATCATAAAAAAAGATTTAAAGTTGTAGAAGAGAATGGTTCTTTTCTAGAAAAACATAATCCAAAAAAAGAAAGGTAAATAAAAAAACATATGAATACAATCAAACCCTCAACAGGATTTATCGACAAAAGTCGTGCTAACACTCTAATGGAGAAGTGGGCGCCCGTTTTGAACTACAGTTCAGATCGTGTGAAGCCAATCGAAGACGAACACACACGTCTCGCTACGGCTATTCTCATGGAAAACCAAGAGCGTTGGTGCATTGAAGAATCTGGAAATACCGCTGGAGTTCTCGGTGGTGTTTACGGTGGAAGTGCACCCGGTCAGACTGGTCTTTCAAACAGTGATAGTTATGCAACAGGTGATGCAAGACTTCCAAAGGTATTAATACCTATGGTTCGTCGTACATTCCCAGAGCTTATCACTAACGAAATCGTCGGTGTTCAGCCAATGGCTGGTCCAGTTGGTTTGGCATTCGCTATGCGTTACAAGTATGATACCGCAAGTTTAGGTGGAACAGGTGTTGACGGCTACGGCTCACTTGGACCACAAACCGTCGGAAATGATGGCGTTCCACGCCAAAATAACGGTGGTGAACTTGGTTATCAAAATCTTGATACCCGCTTTACTGGCACTAGTGGTGCATTCCTCTCCGGTCATAACGACTTCAAGTACGTCTCCGAAGATCAAGGTGTTGCACAACTTTTAAGTCAGTTTGAGTTAACTGGAAATATTCCTCAAGTTTCTCTTGAGTTCGCTAAAACAGCTGTTGAAGCTAAGACTCGTCGTCTTGCTGCTCGCTGGTCTGTTGAACTTGAGCAGGACATGAAGAACATGAACGGACTCGATGTTGATTCTGAATTAACAAACGCTATGTCGTATGAAATTCAGGCCGAAATCGACCGTGAAATGATCATGAGAATGGTCCAGATCGCTCTTAATGCAGGTAAAGGTAATGGATATAGTTTCTGGTACGCTGCTTCCGCTGATGCCCGTTGGCTTGGCGAACGCAACCGTGACTTCTACAGCAAGATTATTGTCGAGGCTAACCGCATCGCAATTCGTAACCGCCGTGGATCTGCCAACTTCATTGTTGCCACTCCTCGCGTTTGCACAATCTTGGAGATGTTACCAGAGTTTCAATGGATGCCTGTAAACGGCAACATCAACACTCAACCTACTGGTATTGCCAAGGTTGGTACTGTTGGTGGACGTTTCACCATCTATCGTGATACTCGTACCGAAGCTCAACTCCTTGCTGGCGCAAGAAGCCAAGCTGATGCAATTGAGTATGCACTTTTAGGTTACAAAGGTTCTGAATATTATGATACAGGTATTGTATATTGTCCGTATATTCCGGTTATGATTCAGCGCACTATCGGTCCTAATGACTTCTCCCCAAGAGTTGGTCTTATGACTAGATATGGTGTTGTTGATCATATCTTCGGTGCGAGCTTATACTACCACCTTATCATCGTTAAGGGACTTGGTACCGACAATGTTGCTCAAACTGCTGGTCGCCTCTATCTATAAGTTGATAGAATCCTCAAAAAACCCGTTGATAGAAATATCAACGGGTTTTTTATTTTCTATGTATAAGTCTTTTCAAACTTAAAACTTCCACAATCCCATATTCTATCATATCCATTTAGTTGCATATTTTGCCATTCTGAAAGATTTCCATCATATGTCTTTAAAAACTTTGATAGTTCAGATTTTCTGTAAGCAAATCTATGTTTTCTTTGGTTTTTTATGATATACCAATAATTAGGTTGAGTTTCTCCTACTAAATTAAATCCTAGTACTTTATAAAGATTTCCATCTGACCATCTTTTATCAGCATATGAAATTATTTCTTTTGGATTATATTTAGTTTCAAAGTATTTTAATATTTTTGATGCGCCACCAATGACAGAAAAGTTAAAGTTTGAACAAAACCTAGTTAATTCATAACAATTTTCTTTTGGTTTGTTTCCTAGTGCAACTCTATAAGGATTAAATGTCATGACAGATACCAATCTATTTTTATAAAATAAACCTAAGTGTAAATTAGATTTATCATTTCCTTGTATATGGTATTTTTTTAAAAATTTAGATTTAATTTCTGATGATATTTCTTTAACTACACATTTTCTAGCATATATTTTTTTAAGGTTTTTATTAAATAAATTTTTAATTCTGGATTTTACAATTTTTTGTTTTTCTACCCATTCATCTTCAAATATTTGTATTAATTTATATCCACTGTTATTGGTATTTTTTCTTTTTAATAAATGATAGAATTTTGTTTTTCTTCCTGTTATTTCAGAATGCCAATATAATCCATCTATTTCTATTGCTAACTTATATTTCTCTGAAACTATATCCAATTCTAATGGTGATATAATATCCCTATTTTGTTCTGTAATATCAGGATCTAATATTTTTACAAAATCACATATATCTCTTTCTAATAAAGATTGCCCGCCTGTTGTTATCTTTGGGGTACATGTAAAACATCTCAATGATTCTGATGATAATCTTAAATTGGTTTCTGCT